TAGAAATGATAAACCCTGCCAACCCGCTAAAAAAATAACCAAACCTGCGTCCATCTGCCGTAAAGGCAAGCTGGCACATATTCCATAATTCTTTCATACTACATTCCTCCTAATATCATACTTAAATCAACTGCCCTAATTGCCGTGACAATAACGGGTATTTCCATTTCAGGCTTATCGCCATAAAAACGAATTCGCATTTTTTCATCAATTTCCAACCTAAAAACAAGCCCCAACTCACGGATGACATCACTCCCTTTTTCATCATCAATCTTAATAAAAGATGCAATACTGATATGATCTTCTATCTCTTGTAGTTGAAGGTGCTCCTTTATTTTGTCATAGTAGTAGATCCCATCTTCTAATTTCCACTCATTCGGCTTTATAGAGAAAATTAGAACAACCGGTGTTATCTTCAGTTCAAACTCCTCAAATATAGAGCGGTTTGCTCTTGCAAAATACTCTCTGTTAATTACTTCTTTTCCTTTAGAATTTGGTTCATAGTCTGGTGTTTCTACTGTCGGATTTCCTTTAAAGGCAGGGCTATCAATTGGTGCAAATTTTCCTTTTAGCTTGGCAAAGAACCTGTCTAAACCTTCTTTAGTTAAAAACTTCTTAGCTATAAGCATCACCTAGACAAAAAGTGTGTCTATCTCTTCATTGGTGATGCTTGTAATATCTGTAGCCTTTAAGTAACCACTAAGATCGACTGATGTAGTACCAATCTTTTCAAACTTCTCATTCACCCAGATGAATTCATCATAAGCATCGTTATCTCCCTTATTATTAGAAACAAGATAGATAATTGCCTTATCACCGCTAGTTGGAAGTTCCTCTACCACAGAAAATTCGATAGATTTCACATTACCAATAAGCCCTTTCACTTCTTCAGTAAGTTCTGTCTTTTTCACATAGTCTGCATAATCATCAAGCTGTGCTACTTTTTTCGGAATCGCCGTTACTTTAGCATATGCATCTATACCTTCCATCCCTTCAACGCTATGAGGGATTTCTGATTTCTTAGCATAATCACCTGCATCTGTAAGGCTCTCTACCTTGGTTGGAATAGCAGATTTCAGCGCATAGTTTTCAGCATCCAAAAGCTCTGTCACATTCTTTGGAATTGAATTTTTCACCTCATCAATTTCACCCTTTTTGACAAAGGTGTCCTTTAGTTTCTTCCAAACATATAAAAGTCCATTGTTATCTAAATATTTTGCCTGCATTTTTCTTCCTCCTGTTATTTAAGTAATTCTTCCAGTTCAATATTTGATATTGTGTTTAACCCTAGTTCTTCTAGGCTTCTATTGCCAATCAGCTTCACTTCATTTATTTTTGGCTGATTGATTAAGTTGTTATAATCAGAAGCTGGTGTGTCTGATACTCTAATAATTGTTTCAAATGATGCATCCATCGGTGCATCTCTTTTAAAGCTTGTCGTAATTTCTGACATTAAATTTCACCATCCTTTAAAATTTCATATGTGCTGGTTCGTATTAAAGCGGATGCTATTGCACTTCCATCAGAAAACTTTGCTCTTATTTGGATTGTCACAATTCCTTCTGTAAAAAGTAGCGTGTCCTTTTGAGATAGATGAACAGATACAATATTCTTTTGTATTTTTACTTCATCAATACTCTTCTCTAATACGACCTTGCCATTTTGCTTATAGGTAATAAAAAGGACAGATGCATTAGTTAAATCCACATCTGTCCTAAATATGTTTGTTGGTGTTGTTCCTCTATGCATTGGATTATCCTCCTATGCTTTTTCTTCATCTTTTGCCTTTAGCTTTAAGATTTCATCATTTAGTTCCTTTTCTTTCGTATCATGAAACTTTTCCATTTCCTCATTAAAAGCTGTAAACTCCAGTGTGTTTTCTGTAATCGCAGCTGACCTTACATCAGCTAAAACACTGGAAATAATTCCTTCTACCATATAGGTCGGTATAGGAATCTTCTGCTGCAAGTTTGCAATATGAGAACTTAACTCCCCTCGAAACTTCTGGTAGGCAAGGGCATAATTAATGGTTGGCTTCTCCATGAGATTCCTCCTTGTCTTTAAGTAGTAAGTCCAATTTGTGATTGATTTCTTCAAGAAGCAAGGTATTTTTATCATCCTTAGCTTCTTGCTTTTTTACTACATCTTTTTTAAGTGTCCCTTCATTGATGACTACTTCATTTGTGTTAATAATTAGTTCTGCCATTTTACATCCTCCTAACCATAATAATTTAAATCCATTAATACACCATCTTTAAAAACCATACGTCCGCTTGAACCCCATCTAGATACAGTACCATCTGAATTCATACCAAGTATCTGTACAAAGTTAATTGTGGCATTCACTCCAAATCCTGTTTCCCACTGTGGATCTACAATCTTAAATCCATGTGCATATAGGTTACATCCAAGATGAATACCATACTGGCTATAAATACTGTTTGATCTTGAAAAGCAAAGCATTGTAGTGTAACTTCCAGCATTAGCAGATTCTTCTTGAGAAAATGCCATATATTTTCCTTCGCTATCAAGGTCAAAAACTAAGCCTTTATGGGAGCTGTTACCACTCCAGACATTTGTACCAATCTTTCCGATGTATTTTCCATCACGATAAAAGTGATTTCCGTTTTCATCAAAGACTGCTCTTTTATTACTGCTATCAATCGAACCGTTATATAGCCCAATCTCTCCTGCAGTAATCTGTACATATCTACTAGCGCCATTAAAACCAAGTAAAAAACTGTTATAGTTTTGTCTCATAAAAGTACCAAACTCACCTTTTTTCACCATTGATGAGATAGAGCCTTCTACAACAGATATTTTTGATATTGCTGTTTCGGCCTTTTCCTTAGCTGCACTTATATCCTTGTCCACAACTCTTATCCATTCAAAAGATAGAGAAGAACTAATGCTCTCAGTAGATGAGTACTTCCATAGTTTCATAGTTCCGTCTTTGTATGGGGAGTGTTCTGACTCTGGATAAGACGAACCTGAAAGTAAAATCGCATCACCTGCATCTGTTGGCAAAGTAGATTCACTTCCGATAACTTCTTGATTAGAATCAGCTTTCTTTATAGAATCAATCTTAAAACCATAATAATCATGACCGGAGCCGTCACACCTCCAGTAAAGCCAAAACTTATCTGATGGGATAAATACCGTTTGACCCGCTATACTTGTTCCACCACATCTTGGAAGTGCATATGTCTTGTCATCAAGCTCATAGAAGATTTCCACCCAGTCATATCGTTCACTTTCTGTCCTAGAACTTGCATTGAATTTAAGCTCTAATCCTTGCTTTTTCATAATATATCTATAAGCATATCCTGTTGTCGTATCATAGAAAAAATCACCAACATGAGTAAGCCTTGTTCTATCACTATTCCAGCTATTGGTTGGTGCTCTTGAATAATTAGGAACATAGGTGCCGTAATAATTACCATTCTTCTGCTCTAGCTTTTGATTAACTGTTTCTACACTTGCCTCTATCTTTTTATCTGTAGCAGAAAACTTTGTATTCACTTCACTAATGGTATAATAGCTTTTTAACTTCTTATCTGTATCAGATATGGCCTCTTTCTTTGAATCAAGAATCTGCCTTTCCACTTGCGAGGTATAGGAAACTGATAGCTTTTCTGCATCAATGGAGTGACTCATGATCCTTTCACCATAAATCATCCCATCAAGTGTCATACCTACAGCATATGGGCCTTTATATCCATTACGACTTCCACCAATACCGTTCATATTTATCTGAAGAACTTTTGTGGCTGTATCCTTATCTGGTGTATCCATATATAAGTCTCTAAGCCATCTACCAGAGGAATCATATTCTGTTAGCTTATATCCACCAGTACCTGTATTCATTTGAGCCTTAAGGTTATCAATAGCACTTTGGACTCTTTCATTATCTATTTTTCTTGTGACTATACCTTCTTCTTTTATCTGCCTTACTGCATCTTGAGAACTTTGGATATATCCTTTACTTTGATTACTTCCGAGCACCACCTTAATTTCTCCAGGCTTTTGCAGTGGTATGGTCTGTTTCATAACGGGAAAGATTCTATCCATTCCAAATGGATAGGCTCTGCATCTTACCCTATCCCCGCATTCAATGGTTTCTGTAGAGATTCCAAACTCAGATAAGTCAACAGCTGAAAGGTTTAGCTCTACCATTTCAAACTGATTATCCTTAAGCCACTCTGCTCCTTTTCTTAAAAGATTTGCAGGAATGGTAACATCATCCCAGCGTACCACCTTACAAACCCAACCAAATTCAGTGAGTGCCTCTTTAGAAACAAGATAGTTCTTACCATTATTTACTGAAGTAATATCTGTATATTGTTTTAGGACAGCATTAGCATCACCTTCTATTTCCTTACCAAGTGGAATGATGGCTGTTGCCACATCTTCTGCAGATAAGTCCTCCGTATAATCAAGAAGATTAAGTCCAAACTCTATGCTCTGATCTGTGTCTTTTCCCATTTCTTCAAGTCTTAAATAATCAAGGATTAAGTGAGTGCCTTCTCTTCTTAGGTTCAAATAGCCACCAAGCTTTTCTACCATCTTTGTCATAATAGCTTCGAGTGTGGTTTCATAATTGGTGTAGCGATATAAAGAGTCATTTGGATCAGTAACAGTCACTCTTCCAAGCTTTATTCTTTTTCTTTCATCCACTTTTTCGTTATGAATCTCTAAAAACTTTGATAGTAGCTGGTATGGAGTTTGGTTATGATATTCCATTTGTGGCTGAATGCTATCAGCTAGATATGATAAAAGACCTACGCACTGGACTTTCTTATTTCCTCGTAGGGCTTTTGTCTGTTCTCTTACTTCTCCTATAAAGATTTCTCTTTCATCTCGGTATACGCTGACAATGGATTTTCTGTTATAGATTTTTTCATAGTATGGATTTTCAGGCGGGCATATAAAGTTAAGAGTTCCTGCAGTATTTAGTTCCAAATTCAGTGTAGAACTAATTAAAACTGCCTTCTCATCGCCAGGATAATAGATGGTATTTCCATCCAACACAATTTTATACACTTATAACCACCCCCTCTTATATGAAATATCTAGTGTGCTACTACCTGTGCAGGTAAGCACTAAGTTCTTTCTTCCTCGAACTTCTGGAAATCTGCTCATGCCTTTAGGTAAACTAAACTTCTTTCCTTGAAAATTTAAGGTTAGAACATTTTCTGTTTTATTATTAAATTCAGGAACTATGGTCATATCTGAATCAAAGGTAAGCGTTATGGTTTTACTGCTTGTAATAGAAATACCATCAATCCTATGGATAAACTCGCCATTTCTCAAATCCCCTAGCCTATACTTATATGGTTCAAGCTTATAATCCAAAGTAATCAGAGAATAATTTTTATCTGACTTAAATTCACTCACCCAAAGCCTACCTTGATAGACATAGTCTTTTTCTGTATCAAGTACAAGACTTGTCTTTTTACCATGAACTGTACTTAGTAGTTTCCTATAGACCTCCTGCCACTTTTCTATGTCTGAAACAATAAACTCAAAGGAGCCTGTTCTCATTTCATAGATTACTTCTCCTGTAAGGCTTTCTGTTATATCAATTTCACCTTGTCTTCCAGGTATATCAAGGTACTCTAGCTTTGGTGATGGTAAGTTAACAACCGGCTTACTTGTTGGAACAAGTCCAAAGTCTTTATAACTATGAAACTCTCCTATTTTCATTCCGTACATTCTTACCACCCCCTTGCCTTTCTATTTTGTAATTTCCCTAGTGCCATATCCATCTGTGGTGCAATTCCTCCTACAAGCTCTCCAGAGTCAAGTACAATACTTGTTTCAGAGAACTTAGGAAAATAGGTATCCATGATGGCTACTATTCTATTCATGACACTAAGTAAATCTCCGTTTGCTCCAGCTGTCATATTCTGAAGAGTATCAAGTCCCATAATAACTTCCGGTCCAGCCTCTCCACCTCCAAGGAGATGTCCACCTTTACTACCAAAAATAGTTGCTCCATTTAAGAGCATTGGCTTATTCATCGCCTTTTTATACCAATCAATAGATAGATGTGGTACGGATGGTGGTGCTAAAGAGAAATGTCCACTGATGCTAAAATGAGGCAGTTTGATATGTGGCAGCTTTAAGCTAATACCAGCAAAGAAACCTTTAATTGCATCAACTACGCTTTTAACCTTATTCTTTGCCTCTTCAATCGGTGTAACAATGGCACTCTTTATACCATTCCAAATAGAAACGGCTGTATTTTTGATTCCATTAAATATAGAACTTACCGTACTTGATACAGCATTAAATACCGATGATACCTTTGACTTTATCCCATCTACCACAGATCCAATTACATTTTTGATTACGTTCCATACATTTGTTACAACTGATTTTATTGCATTAAAGATTGTAGTAATCACAGTTTTGATAGCATTAAGGACTGTTGAAATCGTAGTACTAATTGCATTCCATACAGTTGTAATGACTGTTTTTATGGCATTCATGACAGTAGAAATAAAGGAACTAATCGTATTTAAGACCGTCATTACTACCGTCTTTATTGCCTCCCACACAGCTATAATAGTTTCTTTACAGTTTTCCCAAATAAATCTAAAGGGAAGTGTGATCAGTTCAAAGTAGCCTTTAATAAGCTCTACGATAAACATCAATGCTACAGTAAGAACATTTTTTATGGTTTCCCAAACTGTAGTGAAGATACTAACTAGACCTTCCCATATTCCTTTAAAAAAGTTTGATATAGTCTGCCAAATACTCATAATTGCAGTGGATACTGTTTCCCATAAGCCTTTGAACCACTCTGTAATAGCACCCCAATTTTTTATAATGGCAATGATGGCCACTACTGCTGCTATGATAGCTGCAATAATTCCTATAATTGGAAGAAGTGAAACATTAAGTGCTCCAAAGCCAACTGCTGCCCCACCAGCGGCAGTACCTGCGGCTGCTGTTCCTGCTGCACTTGCTCCTCCTGCAACGCCCACTGCTGTAGTTGCGGTGGCTGTTCCTCCAAGTAGTCCTATAAGTCCGCCAAATGCAGATGTAATGGTTCCAACTGCTGTGATGACTTTTCCTATGACTACTAAAACAGGTCCTACAGTTGCAGCAATAAGAGCAATTTTTACAATGGCATCTTGCATACCAGGAGATAGACTATTCCACCTTTCATTTAAGGATTTCATCATCTCAGAAAATTTGGTAAGCATCGGTGCAAGAACGCTCATAAGAGAGTTGCCGACATCAGCACCTACTATCTTTAAGCTATTAAGAGAGGTCTGAAACTTATCGATTGGATCTAAGGTTTCATTAAAGGTTGAATCTACATTCCCGATATTGTCCTTTAGTGATGTCCCAAGTTCCTCAAAAGATAGTGAACCATTCTTACAAGCTTGATAAATTGCCCCGCCTGCTCTTTTACCAAAGAGTTCATAAGCAACTTGTAGTCCTTCCGTTTCACTACTAGCATTCACCATGCTGTCTTGGATTTCTTTTAGTGCCTCTTTCATAGGCTTTCCATTTGCTGTAGCATTAGCAAGTGCCTTTGTAAGTCCTGTCATTACCTGTGATGTATCTGCACCAGACATTTCAACATTACCAAGGAAATTTGCTGCATCACTTGCAGAAAAGCCAAGTTGCTGAAGTGCTGCAGAGTTTGTCACCATGCTCCTCGCAAGAGTATCCATACTGATGCCGGTTCTTTGTCCCACAGCATTCATGGTATCAAGTAAAGCTCCTGCATCTTCTGCTTTAAGACCAAAAGCAGATATGACCTTCTGCGTATTATCAATAGCAGTGGAAACATCTGTATTATTAAGCTGAGCAAACTTAATGAACTTACCAGATAAATCCTCAAGTTTCTTACCAGTAAGGCCAAATCTAGTATTTACTTCACCAATAGCAGCACCTGCTGTTTCAAAATCTGTAGGAATTGAAGTCGCAAGGTTCTTCATACTGGTTTGCATTTCTTCTAATGCCTTACCAGATGCACCTGTTTTTTGGACAATTATATCCATACCAGCATCAACATCATTAAATGCCTTTAAAGAAGCAGCACCCATCGCTACGATAGGTGCTGTTATATGCGTAGATAGACCTTTACCAACTTCAGTAGTTTTATCTCCAACTTCCTTAATCTTATCCCCTGCCTCTTTTATAGAAACAGATAATGCAGATGGTACTTTCTTTGCTTCTTCCTGAAGGGACTTTAGATTATTTTCTGTTTCGATGATTTCTCTTTGAAGGGCATCATACTTATCTTGTCCAAGTTCTCCGTTTTCAAGCTGTACTTTTGCCTGCTTATCTGCCTCTTTTAAGGCATTAAGCTTATTACTGGTTTCAGAGATTTCTTTTTGCAGTAACTGCTGTTTTTGAGCAAGCAGCTTTGCATTGGAAGGATCAAGTTTTAATAGTCTATTTACATCACGAAGCTGTGACTGAGTGCTTTTTATAGTAGAGTTTACACCTTTTAAGGCTTTATCAAGACCAGTAGTATCTCCACCAATCTCAACAGTAATACCTTTTATTCTATTAGCCACTGTAACCCCTCCTTTCTTAAAAATTGGCATAAAAAAGACACCTACCTTTTGTAGATGCCTTATCTTAAATATTTTATGATCTTAGATTATAAAATTTTTTAAACTCTTATTCACACTAATAGCAAAAGGAATTGTGATGATTGTTGTTATTAAATCTGAAATTGTTTGAGCATATATAACACCATTTAATCCCATAAATTTAGGCAACAATAAAATGATAGGGATAAACACAATCCCTTGTCGCAATGAATTTAGAAATACTCCCCCTAATGCCTTTCCTGTAGACAAATACAAGGTTGAGTAAGTAAACTGAAATCCAAATGTTATAAACATAATTACAGCTGCTCGTAATGCCGGTACTGCTATATTTAATACATTTTCATCAGTCCCAAATATAGATAATATACTTGGTGCAAATATATAAACTATCACAGTCCACGCTACACAAAATACATTTGTCCATTTAATACTTGCCTTTATAGCTTCTCTCACTCTTCCATAATTCTTAGCTCCATAATTAAATCCAGCTAATGGTTGCAATCCTTTCATATATCCAAATACAACATTTGTTCCTAATGTTACAATTCTAAGAACAATACCCATTGCAGCTATTGCTTCTTCTCCATAAAAGGACGCTGCATAAGATATTTTGCTGATAGATATTGTTTGTAGAATTTGAAGTATTAACATGGAGATACCTATCTTTAATATCTCCTTATAAATTGCAACTGTTGGTTTAAAGTTAGGTAACTTTATCTCAATTAAATTTTTATCTCCTACAAAGTAAATGAGATACATTAGACTGGTTATCACTCTGGCTATGAGTGTCGCAATAGCTGCACCTCTCACTCCTAAATTAAGTCCGAATATGAATATCGGATCTAAAATCATATTTGATATAGAGCCTACAATCATAGCCTTTAAGGAAATTTTAGCAGCTCCTTGTGCAACGGCTAAATTCCCAAGTGTTACATTTATCGTTCCCAAAATACCGCCTACTATGAATATTCCTGTATACGACTTAGAAATTTCAATAATAGAGGGGATGGCTCCCATAAATTTCAAAACACCATCTAAATAGCAAAACAATAAAATAGCTATAATTATCCCTAAAATTGCACTTGATATTAGAGCAACTGTTGCTACAATACTTGCTTCTTTTTTATTGTTTCCTCCAAGTAGCCTTGATATATAAGAGCCTGCTCCTGCACCAAATGTTAATCCTATCCCTAAAAAGATAAGTTGAATTGGAAATGCAACTGAAACGGCAGCTACCGCCTCTTTACCAAGTCCAGACACAAAATAGGTATCCACAACATTGTATAAAGCAGCTACCAACAAACTGATAACCATAGGCATACCTAACTTAAAAAGTGCCTTATCAATATTTTCTTCTTTCAAAATTTTTATTCTACTTTCGTTCATTTAAAATTTCTCCACTTCTCAATATTTTATTTTCTGTATTTATGCAACAAAAAAGGCATAAATACAAAATAGTATCTGCCTTTTGCTTAATAATTTATAAAACAAAAGGCTACAGACAAAACATTGTCCATAGCCTTTTACATTCTATTTATATATCGAGAAATGCACACAAAAATAAAGCCAACTAAATGACCTAATTTTTTGTATTTCCCGATGAAATCTTAAATGTAATCTATTTGCTATACTCTGTACAATGTTTCATCGGTTTCATTTGTACAGAGTATAGCTTGTTCTTAGGATGGTTTCTTAAATAAACTCTCATAACAATTCCCTTTCACTATATATAGTAATATATTATCATACTTTCACAAAATCGGCAAAACTGCATAGATGCATTAAAAAGTGTTGATTTTTCCCTTATAATTATTTGCTTTATCTATCAACGAACCTCTTAACCCCATTGTAAAAGCAATATTACTACTTCTAATTGCCAAAAGTTTATCTCCCATACTAACACCTAAAGAATCCATTAAAGATGGGGGAAGATTTACATTTGAACCATTCAAAGATAGCCAACCATACATTCTTCCCTTATATAAAATAAGTTCTCCCTCTTTTAAGCTTCTCTCTGCCAAACATTTATTTTTAACAAGTATGTTATTTAGTTTTGAATCAGAAAGTAATGGTTCTGGCATAACACAGAATCCTCCTGTTTGCTTACTTCCTGAAACAATATAGATATACTTTTCTTTTTCTAATTTGTACTCCTTTATTGCCATAGTTGGAAAACTTAACTTTCCTTCTTCTTTTATCTTCGACCAACCAAAAATATACTTCCCACCTTTAGTCATTTGTGGCATTTATCTCGCACTCCTCTAAAGCTTTTTTAGTAATCCTAATTGCACCTAAACTATGAATACGAACAACAGGGTGTGTGTCATTATCTGCAAACCATTGTAATTTTTCTAAATAAGGTTTTATATACTGCGGTTTTCTCTTTCCCATTACTCGAAACATTTCTGGAGCTTCTATCCGCACTCTCACTCCTCTATCTTGTATCATTTCACAAAACAGATCCATTCTTTCGCAAAATAATTCAGGAGCATTGGTTGCAATATTTTCACAAGCCCAAACAAAAGCAAGCCTAACATCATCTACTTGATCTTTTCTCATTTTCATTATTTTATCGAAATAAGGGATAATCAAGTTTTTATCTGCTCTGCCTATTCTTCCTAAAGCATTAACCGCACGCTCCCTGATTTTTGGATGCTCGTCCTCTAAACAAAAGGCAATACCTATAATATATGTTTCTACTTGCTTCGGATAATTTAATCCCATTTCTCCAATAAGCCATAACACTTTTGACTTTACATCAACAGAATAATTTCCATTCAATTTTGTTGCAACTTCATTAATAACTATGTTCCAGTTTTCTTTGTTCTTTGTTATCTTTCTTAATTCTTTTAGTATCTCCTTATCATCTTCCATATTTTCCATTTCAGATTACCTCTCAAAATACATTTTTCTAAAATCGTTTATCCAATCATTTAATGCTTCAGATAACAATACTTGTTGCTTTAAAATAGATTTTGCACATACAGGAATTTCTTCTCTTTCCATTTCTAATTTGCTTACTGCGTTTTTGTACTTCTCAATTTCTGTTTCAATATTATCTACAATTTCTTTTTCCTCGGAATTTGAAAGCATTCCCATATTGATAACAACTGCATTAAAATCTAAAAACACATTAACCATTTGAGCGGATATTTTCTTCATCAGTTCGAGAAAATACTTTTCTCCATCTTCTGTAATACGATAAATAGACTTTTCCGGCATATTCCCTTCTCTTGACAAATTGCCTGTTATATATCCTTTTTCTTCTAACTGAATTACTTTTTTATAAATTGATGGAGTGCTAACTTTAACCCATTTAGAAATATTTCTATACTCAACATTCTTTTGTAAGTCATACGCACTTTGTTCTTTTTCTTTAATCATTCCTAAAACTATTAAATCAATCGTTGACATATTATCCCTCCATATTAAAAACTACTATAAATTATATCACTATATTTTATAGTAGTCAATATTGCTTAATTATGAAGAAGATTGTTTCATCTTTTCTATCTTTTTTCATAAACTATCTATTTCATCAAGTTCTTTCTGTATAAGTTATTTAGGTTCTTCTTGTGACACTTCAAACTTGCCAATAAAATTAAAGTACACATCAACTTGTTGTTTTCTGTCTTTTCCTTTTCTTCCCCCTGTGGCTTCATGGACTACAACTTTTTCTATATACTCATTTATCATTGGTACTGTCAGTTCCTCAATATCTGTATATTTCTCTATCATTTTTAGAAATTTATCAGTATCAACTTTTCTCTGATGATAGCTTTCTATTTCTTGCTCAAAATACTGTATTTGTTTTTCTAAATCCTGTTGCTCCGTATCATAGATATTAAATAATCTATCAAAGTGTTTTACAGGAATTTTCCCAAGTGCATGGTCTTCATATAGTTTTGTAATAAGGGTTGTTAATTCTACATTTCTTGATGATAGCTTTTCTAACTTCTCTTTATCTCCTTGATACTTTTCTTCTCTTTTATTATCAGATAACTTATTCATCACTTTTAGAAACTCT